TTAAGGATTCGATCAACTGTAGCCGTTGGGTGTCTTTCGTCGAGTAATGTCTCTGGCGAGATGTTGTACTGCATAATGAGATGAGGGTACAAGCTATTAAGGTCAAAAGACACCACCCAATCATACTTTCCCGGAATCGGTTCCTTGACATAAGCACCTGCGTACTTTTCGTTTTTATCGGACCTAATCTTAGGAGGGATTACAATGTCCCTCTTCTTGAGATAGTTATAAATGATATTATCCCACATGCGAACTTGATAGAACACATCTGCATAATTGACTTTAGCATCATATGCCATAGTCAATGCAAGTTCAATCAATTTCATCTTGTCTTCCAAGCGGTCAACAAGTTCTACGTCAACTATATTATATTCAATAAACTTTTGCCACCCTTTAGTATAGAAATCTTTAAAGGTGTCAAACTCAGAGTGATCAAGTTTCTTTTGACCTAACTCCACCTCAGCTATGTAGTCAAGGCGATAAGATTCTTGTGCTTTGTACGTGAATTTTCTATAAAGGTCAAGATAATCAAGTTGAGTTAGTCCACCAACATCAAATACGATTTGCTTTCTACCCTTGATAAAAACCTCTCCTTCAGACACAAGACCCCAGTTGGAGAATCTCTTCATCAACTTCTCTCCAAGCACCCTGTTGAGGCGCTTACAGATGTATGGGATGTCAAATAGTTGAATGTTCCAACCGGTCACCACATCAGGAACATCCTGCATCCAGTGATTAATGAAATGACTTAACAACTCATGCTCTGAAGGGCAATAATGATAAGTAACGTTTTTCTGTTTATTAATAAATGGTTTTACACCCCAGGTGATAATTTGCTTGGTGGTGTAATCTTGAATAGTGATGGCAAGAATTTCTTCTGATGCAGATTCAACATCGGGAAATCCTCTTTCTGCGGTGGTCTCGATATCAAGAGTAACCAGTTTAATTTGACTGATGTCAAATTTTACTTCGTCCTCAGGATATTTTTCAGAGATATATTGATAGATATATCGATCATTTCCATAGATCTCAAATCCATCTACCTCATCATATTTTTTGTAGAACTCGCGACAATCCCGAACTGTGCCAGGATGCACTTCCTCTACAGATTCTCCACTCAATGTTCTATACTTAGAATCTCTTTTTGATTTAACAAATAAAGTAGGAAAAAATTCATCCCTATTTTCATATCTCCTACCATTCTCAACTCCCCTGACAAGGAATTGATTACCGATCAATTGAACATTAGTGTAGAAACGCATTACTTAGTGAGCTCTTCGTATTTTTCAACCAGGGTAGGCATGGGTTCCGTAAGAGTAATAATCTTATCAGAACTAATCATAAAAACATCTTGACGAGACACAGAGACTAACCAGGGTTCCAATGTTCCATCATCTTTCAGCAGAAATGGATTGGTCATTTTGCAGTCTGGTTCTCCGATGTCTGCACCAACTTCATCAATCTGACTGATTAGAATTTGATTTGTCGTCAGTAGAATCGCTTTGATTGTTTTTTCCATGGTTTACAATGTCCTCGATGTACATTTCTTTTAGTTTGACGGTTGGTTCTACCATAGTCACAACCCAGTCAGCAGGGACAGGGATGGTCTCTTCAGCAGATAGTGGGATCCAAGGGAAGAGAGACACCTCGTACCCAGCCTTACGCCCACGCCCCTCACTCTCATCATCAAAAACGTTAGGGTCACGCATCTTGATAATGCAGGGTTTATTGAGATAATATCCAACCACTCGTCGGTCATCATCTTCCCCAAGTGCCATTTCTGCCACATTGGCAATCATGTCTTCACCAGATTTCAGGAGTAATAGTTTGATAGTCATGATTCTACTTTCACTTCTTCTTTAACTTTTTGCTTATCCGCTTTAACTTCTGTGGGAAGTTCAGGAATAGGTTTGTACTTACGATATCTAACAGTCTCAAAAGTTTCAAAAACTTCTTCTGGATTTCCATAACAAGTTTTCTTACGGACCTCTACAATCTCATCATAGGGATCTGATTTGATATCATCCCATTGACGATGTGCGTTCTCAGTGATCTTACGACTGATTACTTCATAGTCAACACCGTTACCTGAGGTAGGTAGGACGACATCAACATACTCTTTTTTCTTGGGTGCCATGAGACATTTTAACTACAAGAGCATTCTACCAAGAAAAAAGAGGGGCGTCAACTGGATTTTGCCAGTTGCCCCTCTGCGGCGACGATATTTAACAAGGTAGCCAACGATATTTATAGCATTCCTACAAACATAATTAAAAAACAAGTAATAGCAAAAACAAGCAAAACGGCACAGGCGATTATTAGTTCTTTAATTGTGGAACTCTCACCGTTTGGTTCATGATGTGAATGGTCAGACATAATTTAATGATTATGCTCGTCAAATGTATCATCTAATTGTTTAGAAGGTGGTCCAAATGACAGATAAATTCCATAACCTGTCATCAATACGACAACTATGCTGATAGTAGCAATCATGTTTTTTTGATTATTTAGAACCAGTCTTTGCGTTGGTGATGATCTGGGACAATGCGTCCGAGAGTGACACTCAAAAGCCCATTTTCAAAAGCCACTGATCGAACCTCTGTATCGTCACTGAGCGTCCACGCTCTAGTAAATGACCGTTGAGCCAAACCCTTGTGCAAATAGTTGGTTTCCGTCTCTTTATCTTCCTTCTGGCCCTCAACAAAGAGTTTACTATCTTGTGTGTAGACATGTACTTCTGCTTTTTTGAACCCTGCCAGTGCTAACTCAAGTCTTGATTCAACATTACTTACTTGTATCAAGTTATACGGAGGGTAATTACTAGTTGTTTCGTGTAGATCGAATACCCTATTTAGGTAATCATTCATACCGATAGAATTCTTAGATATTTTATCTAAAAGAACAGGGAGATCTGCTGCAGTGTAACGTGCAAGTGTACTCATGATAGTAGCTCCTTTGAAAGCGAGTTTGTGTTTTGTGGTCCCCGAAGGCAACCGTGGCGTCAAAGGGGGAGTTGAACCCCCTCTCCTCTGACATTACTAATTATAACACATAATAAAAAAGACAGTGTAGTAATAACCACACTGTCTTATAGGGTGTTCCGACTTTCGTAGAGACCGCACGAAAAGGTCTCATGTATATTTAGAAAGTAAAGTTTTGAGTGGAAACTCCATCTGGATTGAACAGAAACTTGCGATAAACGCCGGATGATTTCAAACTAGCATGATTAAGTCGTGCAGGTTCCATATTGAGTTCAATTTCTCCATTAGGTCTCTTGATAATTCGATCAGATGCAACACAAAGCAGCATGTAAATGATATCAGTACGGCCTGCATTACTGCCAAAAACAAAGAATCCGTCTGTCAAGAATTCTTGGAAATCTGTGACCAATCGTGAGTGTGGGGGTTCACGAAGAATCTTATCAGAAAGAAGATCTAGAAAATTTGTGGCAGCCTCACGCTCACCGATAGAAATCATTAACGCAGCCCATGCAGAGAAAGTGCGTTTCCAAGGATCAAACTGATCGACTTCATCAAAGAAACCGTCAACAAGGTTGAGTCCTTCCCTAACATCTTCGCACCAATAATCCCACTGAGCAATAGCATTCTTCATGGTGAGTTGTTCACCCTGACGACGCTTCAGGAGTTGACGGAGAGTGCTAACCTCTGCTGGTTTTGCAGATTTGTCTTTGCGTTGAATTTCGTCTTCAGGACGACGTGGTTTTGCAGGAGCAACGTTTGTGAAACAGTCAAGTTCTACACCCAGAACAATAACCATAGGAACAGTTACACCCTCAGCAACAATAGCATGAAGTCTATGTTGCCCCTCTGTGATATTTCCTTCAACATTAAAGGTAAGAGGTTGACCATCTCGCAACCATCCATCTTCACGGATGCTTTTTGAGATCTTGTTAACCTGAGAATTCGTTACCTTGCGATTATCCTTATTGTGGTGAATAAGAATATATTGAGCCATTTGAGGAGAAACATCCATCTCAAAAGTACTAATTGTGTTTGAGATGGGATTGAATCCCAAAATGTCTGAATTTGTTGTTGTCATTTGTTCAGCAACCTTTGAACGTGTACATGTGTATTATACAGGTTGATCAGTAACCTTGTCAAGGGCCAACCTGTCTCCAAGAACCAGAACCATCAGATCTAATGTCCTCTGGTGTGGTCTTTGCTTCCAACCAAACCACGGTCGTTTCTTCCCGTCAACGTATGGTGGAGTCTGACCAACATGGTAGTATTGATCAGCGGTGATATCATACACCTTATCAGTGGTGGTGTCAACCAACCACCAATGTGCTTCGTCATGATAGTCGATTGCAGTTCTCTGTTCAAGGACATTCGTGTCCATCAGATGAAACAGTGCTTGTGAAGCATGGTAACAATGCCCGAACATTGGGTTTGTGGAATTCTCTTCACGATATTTCTTACTAACCATTTCTGGTTTTAAATTACTAGCAATAAGTCCCATGACCGATTCGATCTCAGTCATGGGATATGGATTATATGTTAATGTTCTGGTCTGAAATATTTCCTTATCTCTATAACGATGGCGTTCAATGGTTTTCATTCACTTTCTTGTTGTTTACCTTTTTTCCCTATATTGTACTTTTGTTCAAGCTGCCATTCGCCTTTATCTTTATAAGCGAGCACCTTGATTTGATTCAAAGGAGCAATGTCTAAAACACTATCTTCTTTGACAACACTTATAAGTCCCCAGTCTGCGAGGAGACGTGCAATTCGATTTCTTCTCTGAACATCATTAACCGTAAGGTTAGCATGCTTTCCGTCTAATGCAAAGAGCTCCTTAAAATGCACGATGAAATAGCGACCCTGCTTGTGCAAGATGTGACAAGACTGGTAGAGTTTCTTTTCCTTACGAGATGCAACTCCAATGCGTGTTAGCGTCTCACGAACTTTCAAGAAGTCATCGGGTTCACTCAGAAGCACTTCCACCATTTGATCTTGTGACCACTGTACCGTAGGTTCAACCGTAGTACTCATTTCATTCCTCCAGTGTCAAGTCGTTGTTTAATAAAATTGATCTGTTCTTTAGTAAGAATTTTCAGAGCTTGAGATGCCTTCTCGTTACTATAGCCATAGTATTGTTTGACACATTCTAGATCCTGGACTTTATCCTTTCGGAGCCAAGGAGAGAACCTCTTTCTTTTCCTCAAAGTATTTAGATAAAAAGAATATTGCATATCTTTATCAAGGAAACTATACCTATTCATTTCATTAGCAAACATGACACAATCAAGGTGCCCAGACAGACAACGATTAATGATATATGGAGGGTAAGAGCTAATGTCCTCACTTAGATCCTCCTTGTTAAAGTTGATAGAATTTAACCAGTCTTTGAGTTCCATTATCTAATAATTTGAATGTCATCATCGTCAGTCCAGAGTTCAACCTTTGTTCTGAACCTATCTTCTGCTTTGAGTTTCTCATATCTCTTGGTTGCTTTCTTCTTCCACCAAGAGATAATATTCTCAAGATAAAACTTGTCCCAATTAGGACCACGAACCAATTCTTCCTGCTCACCAAGAATTACTTCTTTGACATTTGAATATCCATATTCACAGAAGTAGGTTCTCTTCTTCTGAGTGAGAGACAGTGCGGTCTCTATCACTGAATTGAACTGCTCCAATTTCTCATCCATCCCATATTCCTTCAGAGAATTACGAGTGATAGAGATCATCTTTGTCTGACGCTTCATCTTCTTGGATGATGCTTTCTTGTCAGTCAAAGGTTGGTTATTGTTCCATACGGTAAACCGATCATGAAGACGATGAAATGCTTCATCATGGAGCAGAGGTAAAAACTTACTCTCAGTCAGTCCCTTGTATCTCATGAATGGTTTGAGGCCATCGTACTGTGAGGCATCCGTTGTGGACCCGTAGAGAGACGTAGTTTCAAACAGGGCGATATCCTTCTCAAAGACCTCGTTCAGGGTCTCACGGGCATAGTGAGAGCAGCACAGCAGCGCAAGGAGTTTACCTCCAAGGTAGTTGTATCCAAACGGTTGAGACGGCACAATCACAAATCCCATGGCTGCATGGCGATTGAAGATTGAAAGATTAGGTGCTTGACCCAACCACAAGTTTCTAGGTTTGGAATTGATGGTGGGAGATCCGAAGCGGATAAATCCAAGACAACTTTGAGTCTTCTTCTCAAAGATCATCCAACGCAATTCTCTGCCAGGAATGTTGCTCTCATTATTATGAGAAGACACTGCCCTCAATAGATTGCCATAGTGTTCTTGTGGCACTGACTGCTGAAAGCGAGCACCAACAAACTTGATATCAAACTCCATCTCTTGCGGATGAATGTCTTCGTTGAAGAACTCATCATGAAGTGGTGCAAGAGAACTTGTGGACTTGATTACTTCTTTTTTCACAAAACGCAGATAGTCTTCAATATTTCCCATTTGAGAAAAATACTTGATGAATTCGTCTGCGGCCCAAACGGCATCATCATTGGATACTATCACAGAAAATCACCGTAAGGATTATCGCTCTTATGAAGAAGAACTCCGTCAACTTTACCAAGTAGTTCTTGCACACCTTCATGAAGAACTCGATATCCAGTTCCAACATACAACTGTCCGAGAACAACAGATACTGTGGCAGTTCCCCAGAAAATGTAGTACCACCTGGATTTAACTTGTGCCTTAATTTTGGTTTTCATAATCATACAATCAATTTTTTGGATGTGGGTGTAACAAGTTTACTGCCAAACATCTCATTATAACGTTTGGCAACATCTTCCTGAACAGGAACATTATACACAACATGGTGTTTAGATACAACAATCTCAGGATTATCTTTGTCGATCACCGTAGCCCAAGGAGCAAATCCTACACCAGTATTTGTGGGAAGAACTACGAGTCCGTTTTTTACAATGATGTGCTCATCAGTTTCAGAAACAAGTTCTGCAACCACCTCTTCACCAGTAGTAATACGAAATAATTTTACATCAATCATTTGTTTCAAACTCCTTAATTAATCGATCAACTTGTTTTTTACTTAGTCCACAGGGAGCATTTTTTAAACATAGAAGAATACATTCTCTATCAGAAATCAGTGGTTTTTGTGTCCAAATAATTTTGTCGCTCATTTAGAATCCCACACCTTTAGACTTTTTCTT